CAACCAATAGCTCCTGCAAATAATACTATACAAACACCTGTTGATACTTCTTTAACATTCATTAGCACTTCCACCTTTTACGAGCTTGTCTTAAACGGCTATTAGGATCTTTTGCAGCTTTAGGAAATTGTTTCATTTGCCCTGCTGATCTAGCACAATATGACTTACGTCTTTTTGCAGCAGTGCTACCTTTTTTAACTTTACCAGTAACTGCCGTTTTTAACTTACTTCCAGGGTTGTCTTTACGATATTTAGCAACACCCTTTGCCGTCATTCCAGCACCAGATTTGGTGGGACGTTTTTGCCCACCACCTATGGTGTGTCCCTTCATAGTGCCTTTTTTCTTTTTCTCAGCCATATTAAAAGCCTATGCGTGAAAGTAACTCATCATGTCTACTGTAGTATTAGACCACACTATATATAAACCACTGCCAAATACAACGCCATTTTGTGGTATTGTATTATCTATTGTAGTATTATCTGTACCAAGTGTTCTAGCTTTAAATAAAGCAGACCCACTATTATTAGGATCACCATCAAAGAACTCAACAACGCCAGTAGTTCCACCAGAAACTATTGAATAGCCTTTTAATCTGGTTCTTTCTACATTAACTACTTCTGCGGCAGAGATTGTGGTTCCCGCTACAACGGTTCCCGCTGGATCACCAACGGCAGTAATACTTGCAACTGTTCTAAAGAAATTTGTACTTGTAGCATCTCCTGAATCAACACCTGTAAGAGACTCTGTTATAGCATCTCCATTAATACCAGTTCCTACAATAGTAAAAGATATACCTGAATCATCTCCTCCTGAAGTAATTACTATTTTTCTTGCTGCACCTGCTAAAGATATAGCATTACCAGAGTGTAAAGCACCACCTATTACTAAAGCGGCATTATTAGCTACTTGTGCTGATACAGAAATTCCATCTGCATCTGCGGATATCTCGTCACTTATGAAAGTAACTTTTACGTCTGATTTACCACCCGACATACTCATATTAATCTCCTTCTAAAAGATGGGGGTATAAAACCCCCATAAATTAAGCTTCGAAGCCCATCAATTCAATTAATAACTTACCAGCTGTGTAATCTGCATCTGTTGCAGCACCAGTTGTCAAGTATAAGAATTGATCTGCGGCTGGAACGGCAGCAAAGAAGACCTTACTTCCTAATGTCGCATCACCAGAGTTTACCAATAATGTTTCTGCTAAACCACTAATTGCACCATCCTCAACACCTGTGCCTTCATCGGCAGAGTGTACGTTTAAGTCTGGATCACCACCTGCTGGTGCTTCAAAACATTCCATACTACCTGTTAAGATTGTACCGTTTCTTGCAGCAGTTATTTGACCAATGTGACAAACCAATGCAGTTCCATTAACACCAATGATATCAGCACCACCAGTTGATCTTAAACCAGTTAAGTCAATTAGAATTCTTGTTGTGATTATACCACCAACTCTTTGGACAGAACTTCTGTAAATAGTTCCAGTACCAGTTGTGATACCAGTACCAGCTTCTACTGGCATTGTGTTCGCATCAAAAGATGTAATACCACTTGAGTTAATGCTTGATTGTGTAGTAATTAATCCAGTTGTAGCGTCTTTACTTATTGTAGTAAATCCACCTTCTGATCTAACTGGACCCGAAAAAGTTGTATTAGCCATGTCAATCTCCTTGTCTTGGCAAATGTCAGTCAGTTTATCCGACTGTCAAGGTTTAGTTTATTATACACAAAAAAGGGCAGTATGTAACTGCCCTTTTTTTAATTAAAGTTTTTAAAGCTTACGCTCCTGGTGAACCAAACATGGCACGAGGATCAGAGAAACCAAAAGAATATCTTTCTCTTGCTTTATATCTCATGTTTCCTGTCTCAAAGTCTGGATCCATCGCAGTAGCTAAAGACATTCTTTCGAAGTGCTTTAGACCATTTGGTGCATCTGTCTTAATGAAGAAAGCATCAGTGTCTGTCAAGAAATCATTGACCACATAACCACCGGGTAACATACCCATTGATTGATGTGCATTGACATCGTTGTCTGCTGTTCCTGGTCTCATATTAGTAGCCATCAATCTTTCTGCTACAAATTGTAACTGACGAGGGATAATTAACTTCATGCCTCTTAAAGCAATGATTAATCCTCTCTCATCTGTAAAACCTGCAATATTGATTAATGCATCTTCTAAAGATGTTTCATTAAGATCTGCCGCTGAAACATTGTCTAGAGATCCACCATTTGTTAATGGGTGATCTGCTACACATAATGCTTTTCCGTCACCACCAGTTACGCCAGTGTCGAATGCACTATTTAATACTCCTGCTGCTTTTACTTGCTTAGTATGTGCCATAGATCTTGCAAGTGCTCTTGTATAACGAGAAGAGATTTTGTCATAAAGGTTATCCTCTACGGCTTCTTCTGTTATTGAGAACGCCATTGCAACTGTCTCATGGTTATACCTTGCAGTATAAGCCTCATTTGCATCGTCAAATGTTACTGCGTTACCCTCTGACTTAGTGGGTGCAGCTCCAAATCCACTCAACATTACTTCTTCTTCAAACGCTCTGTCAGATGACTCGGTGTCGAAGATTTCGGAATGTTGACCTTCATATCGATTGTATTCCATACCAAAGAGAGCGTTTAAGCCAGGCTCTAATTCTTTAGCAAGTTGTGCTCTTGAAATTGCCATAGTTAAATCTCCTTATGATATAGCGACATCAGCATCACCACTAGAAGCGGCAAATACATGATTGTTAATTTTAACGATATAAGAGATACCTGCAGCAGAGTGATCAGCATTTGTCACATCATCATGAATACCCACTATCATTAGAGGGTTTGATGGATCTGAAACTTCAGCTGAAGATATATCAATCATAGCACTTGAAAGACCAGTTGTGGTATTTCCAGCAGTGGCAGTTGCCATTATTGCTGTTCTAAATATATCTACTTTAGCAGTTGCTCTACTAGTATTTGTACCGTTTGACGCAATGATGTATTTCTGCATCGGATTGTCATAGATAAAACACTTTATATCGTGGTTAGTATCGGCAGTACCTGACCCTGCCCATGTGTTTTTAAAGGTCAATTTACCTGTTGACGCATCAACGTATTCACATCCAGCAAACACACCAAGGAGTTGTTTTTGATCTCCTCCGGCAGTTGTAATTATTGCTGCGGTTCCACCTGTCAACTCGACTTCAACTGGAGAACCCTGAAAAATCGCTGAAGCATCGCTTTTGATAAAATACTGATTAGTCGAATTGATGCCACCACCAATAACACTAATCGGCTTTAACCCAAACTTTACGTTTACATTAGCCATTTATTTAGCTCCTTATTGCTTCATTATTGTTACTCGGTTGGTTTTGCTTTACCACCGAAAGATACACGACTTTGCCTCTCATTATGGATCGGCATTGAGGGATGCTGTTCCCTCATTAGGTTTTCATCCACGGCTTTCATCTGGTTGCGGGTCTGGTCCCGATAATATTCAGTTCTTTCTGCTACCGTTTCTTCTGGTATTCGTGCAAGCATTAAACCACCTACTCCGATTACCCCTGCATTCTTACCATCTTCAATTGTTGGATACATTTCTCCAGCGTCTGGATACTCATCCGCTCTAACTGGTTCCCAACCTTCCCGAAGTCTTGAGTGCATATTCGTTTTATCATCCTCACCTCTTAAATGAGTTCTGATCCAACGATGTTTATACCCAGCGGGTGCGTCTGGCATAGCCAACTTTGATGGTGGTGCCCACGGTTTTCTTCTTGCCGGGGTCTTTGCACGACTTTCATTATCTCGTGTTGTTCTTTTTTCTGCCATGTTTCTACTCCTTCACATATTTAGCATATTCTTCAAGCGGAACATTCAGACGTTTCGCAATAGCAATCTGCGAAGCAGTCAACTTGACTGTTCTGCGTCCCTTTGGTGTTGACGACTTGGAAGCCGTTGTCCCAGCAGAGGCGACTCTGGGAGCATTAGATTTTCTCGTAGATTCCTGGAATTTATGTGGAAACTCTGATCTAATCCTAGTATTAAGTTCAGTATAGTACTCATCTGACGATGCGTCAAACCCTTCATCCTCAATTAATTGCTTGTGTAAACCAAATGCAGCATAAGTCATGGTCTGGTCTTGCCCGAACCATGAGTTTTTCTTTGCCCAATCTTCTGCTTTAGGGTCTGGTTTAGGTTGTTGTGCTTGGGATTGTTGTGCTTGAGGCTTTTCAACTTGTTGTGCTTTTTCTTCTCTAGCTGCCTTTAATTGAGCGAGTTTGGATTCTTCCAAAGCTATTCTAGAAATATTCTGTTGAGACTCGTACATAGCATCTGCATTACCTTCTTCTAATGCTTTTTTATATGCTTCTTTTGCAGCTATTGCTTGTGATTGTACTCTTGTATCAAATTCGCCAACATAAGTGGTATCTAGCTTATCAAGCCTAGTTTTTAGCTCATCGTTTTGTTTTTTAACGCCCTCTGCATATTCTACAGCGGCTTGTCGTTGTCTTTCTTCCTCACGAAAACGGTTCGTAAGTTTGCTAATGCGTTTCTTGACAGAGTCCGAATAGTCAGACAAGTCAGAATCAGTCGTAGGTTCATCTTGATCTTGATCTTTTGCATTAACGACAACTTCGTTAGTTTTGGGTTCATTTATATCTTCTATTTCAATTTCTTGGTCTTGTTCGCTTTCTACGTCTAATTTAACATCTTCTTGCATACTATACTCCGTATGTTTTTGATGCCGTCAGGATCGACAATGGTTATTTTTATCTTCCCACCCTATTCTTCTTATTTATGATCCGTATGTTTTAATATCATCAGGATCAATAATTGTTGCAATGACTTCGTCATCATTAATTATTCTGACTTCCCCGCCTTCTATTTGAAATCGTGACCCAGCATAACGACCAATACATACCCAGTCGCCTTCCTTACACCAAGGTCCACCATCTCCAAATTTATCTGTGTCTTTATATGCAAGAGGTCCAACTTTAGTAACGTAAGCCGTAACTGTAGCTCGTGCTTCTCTTTCTCTTACTGGATCTGGAACGTAAACACCACCTTCTGTTTTTTCTTTACCCATATATGGCATAACTAATAGTCGCCAACCTGTAGGTTGTGGTATTCTGTCTATTATTTTTAACTTCTTTGCTGCTTCTTCAGCTTTTTTCTTAGCGTTCTGTTGTGCTAGAACGTATTCGGGTACTATCAGACTCATCATCCACCTTTTTTAGCAGGGTTTGTATATGTTCCAACGCATAAGTGAGTCCCTGGATCTCACCTACCATTGCCTTGTAATGACCAATATCAGATGCACTACCACTGGTCAAGGAAATACTTATGTCGTCTACTCTAGTTGTTAAATCTTTTTTATATTTGTGTAGAAAATCGGCTATATACATAAAATTAATATCTGTTCCTATTTATATTTGCTATTCCAGATCGTACTGAATCTAATCCTTTATCAATGGCTGAAAAATCAACTGGTTTCCTACTAGAAGAAACAGTATTATATTGAGTATTATTTTGTTTAACTTTATTTGAATTCAATAAATTATCAATATTTGAAGGAAGAAAAGATTTACCAACATATGGTTCTGGATCAACTGCTGTTGGAGTACCTGTTGGTCTTATTCTTTCTGGTGTATTTTCATCATTATTGTAATCATCACCCATATCATCCGTACTGTATCCACCACGAGGATTTTTCGCAAAGCCCAACATATCTTTTACTGCGTCTGATACTTGAGTAAAAGCGTCTGACATTTCACTTATTATTCCTGGCTCATTCGCCTTACCTTGTGCATCTCTATACATTTGTGATTGTTCTGGGGCACCAGATCTTGGTAATAAGAAGCCACCTGGCAGAGCGGCTCGTGCAATTTTTTCCATTGCACTTATAGGTAATTCTTTTACCATGCCTTGTTGCGTGTCTCTTCCTATTTCAAAATCATTTGATCCGTATGATTCATAAGTTAAGTTTCCGTCTTTATCTTTCGTGTTTAAAGAAGGCAGTCCAAAAGCTTGTCTTGCTCTTAAATCATTTATTTCTTGTACTCTTGCTTTTCCCAAATCTCCACGACCTGTTCTATCAATCTCAGTACCGAATTTTTTTGCAAGATCAGTAAAAATAGAGTCTACAAAAGGATTTTTATTAAGATTAACACCAGTTCTAGCTATCTCTTGTTGCTTATACATTTCAGCTAATCTTGGATTTAAAAAAGTAGGAGTGCTTTTAATCCCCCCTGGACTAAATTGACTTCCATATGTTTTATAAGGCGATTGACCAGCACCAAAAGCAAAGTCACCTACACCACCACCAAGATCAAATACGTTGGGAGTTACATTTGTGCCTGAATCTATAAGCCTAGACGCTTCTACAGATCTAATTGGATCTGAGTCGGCTGTAAGAACAGAGGATGGTCTATTATCACTACCTGCATAATAATCAAAACTGTCTTGTGAATTTCCTTCATCATCATTACCACTGTAGGTTGAACTGCTAGGCTGTGAGCTACTATCTGGGCCACCAAAATCCATACCATAAAAACTAGGAATACCCATAGGTCCAGGGGCACCCGAACCACCTAGAAGTTGTAAGATACCACCCTCTTCTGGAGTGATATAAGACAACATATGGTCTTGACCTTTAATCTCGACATTTCTAGGAGGACTGTTTGCCACTTATTTAACTCCTGTAAACCCTAGTCCTTGGATGGCTAGTCCACCACCACGAGAAAAACCTGGTACACCACGACCTTTTAAAATGTCTTTTTTAGTAACTTTTCCATCACCAGTTAAGTCTGGAAAGCCACCACCATCTTTTTTACTTAAAACTAGTTTTCTTATCATTTTTTCAGCTTTTGCTGGACTAATTTTTCCTGCTATCGCATCATTTTTAATGTTTGTGAATTGACCCATTTTTGCTTTTGAAATGTCGCCTTTGTTTATTTTAGTTACATTAGAGCCACCATCAGCCATAGCTCTACCACCTTTAATGTAGGGCATTATTTGTGGATTTAGTTCTTCATTGTCATCTCTTTTAGC